GCACCGGCTACATCAGAAACCACTCTAAGCATACTAGATACGGGTCCTTTTTCACGCTCTTCACTATCTAACGCATTAGCTACTCTTCGAGCTCCTTTCGAAACTCTAGCTCGGATAGACATACCTGATTGAGGATATGTATTACCCATCAACTTAATATTTTCATAATGAGTATAAATTGTAAATGAACAACTAGTACTTCCACTAGCACTAGCTAATGCTTGGTAAGGATATAAAAAGAAGTATCCTACTGTGGATACTGGAGTACCAGTAACATATGGTGTTGAATTTAAACAACTAACATAAGGAACCTTCAAAGTAACTTGAGTATCTTTGGATAAATCGAATTCAATATGTGGTAATTGCGTAATTTGCTCTAATGAATATCTATGCATTCTTAGATAATTCCAAAATGGTGCGCCTATAGCGGCTGAAGTACCATAATACCCACCAGTATACAAAAAAGCTAGTATATATCTACCTTGCATAAATCTATTAGGATTTGATTGTAGGGTTAATACTAAATCCGCTCTATAAGCAAACGTTCCCTCCATTTTCTTTGCGAACATACTTACTCCTGTAGTTAATGGTTCCTCAAAAGAATACATGTTAAAAGTAGAGGATGTATCGGTACTAGAGAAATTACTAGTTACATATGGGTATGGTTTCTGCAAGAAGTTAATAACACTTATAGAAACCGGATCATCAGCAGTGGATTGTAATTCCCAAGGTAAAGGAACCACTGCACTTGTAGTAGAAGTTCTAGTATTGGCATCATTTGCAGCCTCTAGAACAGTCGAAATGGGTTGATTTCCTGTAACTTGACCTTGTTGAATAGAGGATCTCAATCCCTCATTAGAAGGCAATTCATTATCACCCTGAGCAGTGATAGCACTTTGAGGTATGCATTCAAGATCAAACGGAAAAAACAATCCATCATCCAACGGAAAATCCAATTCAAAATAATCGGAAATAGAGTCCTTAATTGTTGACACACTGGACTGAGCAGGACTATACTCATCGTATGTATTACTATTGTCATAATTTGTACTATTTGTCATATTATTTGTGTGATTATTATCACTAAAGAGAGAACTTGTATTTGGTATACGCGATTGTGCAAATCCGAATTCACTATCTGCTACAAAAAGTAATGTAGTTAGATAATCGATACAATCGAGTTTGCGACCATATACACAATCTAATTGATATTGTATTAATGGAGCGTACTTTTCAAACACTTCTTGAGGATGTAGGGACAGTTCTCTAATTGTCACCTCACAGTTTTGAAAGACTATTTCCTCACAGTCTTTAGTTTTCTTGGTCCAATAAGGTATTTCTAACACAACATCTAAGTTGAGAGGTGCAATATATCTTCCTAAAATAGGACTATAAATAAAATTTCTCTTAAGAAAAGTTACTTGCTCAATTGTTCTGAATTGTGTTGTTGCCGCACCTTTTTGGTCAGTAGTATATTTCATACCGATCTGAGCCATATAGTATGGGATAGTTAATTCGTTAAAGGTGTTTTCATATTCCGCTGATACAGAGAAGAGATTATCATCTCCCATTGATTGTACTTCAACATGGTCGTTAAACAAATATAATGCGGATAAGCCATGAGCTTTTACCCAACACATTCTAAATGTAGTAAGACAATAGATACAATTAATGATAATAGTCATCAAATGTCCACTTGGTAATGAGTCAAACCATTCATAAACCAAATTACCATGCATATGTTTAGAATTCGTAACTTCCTCCCATAATACTCTTCTTATTCGAGCATTTTCATCACCATCATCATACCATCTATTTATACATTCAACCATAGCCCATAA